ATCTAATGATGAACTTGGATCGCTAGATCCTATTCTGTATTTATCTGCAAAGTTATTAACATCTGATATATTGTTAGCAACTGTAGTTACATTAGCACTAATACCAGCAACAGATGTTACATTGCTAGATATTCCAGCTACTGTTGTTACATTTGAAGATATACCTGCTACTGAATTTACATTAGAAGCAATTCCTGCAACTGTTGTAACATTAGCAGCTATTGAGCCAACTTGTCCTACTTCTGTAGATATACCTGCAACAGTTTGTATATCTGAAGAATCTCCTGCCACAGTAGTAACATTACTTGAAATACCTGCAACTGTAGTTACATTTGCTGATATTGCGCCTAGCGCATTAACATTTGCAATATTTGCACCTACAGTATTAACATTAGCTATATTATCTGATACTGTTTCTATTTCTGAAGTAGTTTCATTAAGGTCATCAGCCGCAGTTTCTATTTCAGAGATAGCTTCATTCAAATCATTTGCAACAGTTATAATATCTGCAATATTTGTTGCTACCGTATTGATATTTGTAATATTAGAAGCTACTGTATTTACATTAGAAATTGCTCCAGCAACTGTTGTAACATTACTAGCAATACCACTAACTGTAGTTACATCACTAGTAATTGCTGCTATTGTTGTAATATCTGTAATATCTTGAGAAAATTCTAATCCATCTCCTGCACTGTTTACTGATAAAACTTTATTTGCAGCAAGATTTGGAAATGTAATATTAAATGTATTTGCTGTAGTAGCAGCAGCTTTAGGAGAAAATTTAAGATCTCTTTCAAGCTGTTGACACATAGCTATAATTTTATCTAATTCATCATTTAATGAACTAATTTGAAATGCACCAGATGTTGGAAAATCAGTAGATCTAGAAATTGCTAAATCTCTAAAAATAGTAATAACGTCATTAAGAGTAGCCCCACTCCCCCCTAATGTAATTGATCCACCACCAGAAACTCCTGCTCCAGATACCGAATATTGAGAAGCACTTGATGGTGAAGCATTAAATGTTAATTGGCTTGTGCCATTAAAAACTTTAATGTCTGCAGTTGTAAAAAATTCAAATGGAACAGAAAAACTAGTTTGACCTGCTGTTGCTGTATATTGAACTCGTGGTTCTGTATCTGAAATAGTAATTGCCATTAATGTAATCCTTTTTGAATATCGTCAAATAACCAATCTAAATACCATACATTTTGAAATGGTATTAACCTACGCACATTTTTTGCTGTGTGATGGTTATATTGATTTCCACCAACATCATACAAGATGTCAAATATATTATAAATTTGTCCTCCTGTTGGGCCTGCAATTGTTCCTGCTTTCCATCTATTAGAAGAACCAAAAGGTTTACTTTCTCCAACAGCAGGGCCAATTCCAATTCTGTTATCTGTTAAAGTTTCTATTGCTTTGTTAATATCTGTATATATTCCTGCTAATCCAGATCTATCAAAGGCATTAAGTAATTTAGTAGTTAATGATTGTTTAGAGTAATCTCTACCAAATCTAAACTCTGTATATATTTTGTCTATAAGCATACCAGATCCCATTAACAGCATAGAACCAAATAAAAAATCTAAATCTTTTTCTTGCATACCTCTCATTAACATTCTTTGAGTAGCTGATATTGCAAATTTTTTAAACTGTGCAAATGTAGAACCTAATTCTGTACTCATCCATAATGGAGTATCTCCTAATCCTGGAGTAACAATAGTAATATTTATATCTTTATTTAAAGCTGCACCAAAAGCATCAACTGCTGCTTCATCTTCCCATTTAGCAGTATTAGCCATAAAATTATGTTTAGTTTTTTCACCATGTTTTTCAAATTGATTAGATATTCTTCTGGCCATATCTTGATTTATACCAGAAGATGATAATGCTGTTTTCCATTTTTCTGGTAATGATCCTTTAGTCCATCTAATAGAATCTTCAATAATTCTAGAACCTATTGTAACAGATGCCATAGACTTAGCCATTTCTGTCCATCTTGACATAAGGTTAACATACATAAAATTAAACGCAGATGCTTTTCCAACACCACTTTCTAATTTAGATGCTAAACCAAACATATCACCTACGTCTGCAAATAGCATTGCTCTTTGACCTGTAACCATATCTACAGCTTCACCAAATGATTGAGCTTCTTTTTTACCCATTTTAAAAATAGTACCACCATCTAAAAAATCAGAAAACATTTCAAATTGTGTTTTAAATCCTCTTTTAATACCAGAAGTCATAACAGTTCTAGCTACATCTGGTATTGCTGCAGCAAATCCAGTAAGCATAGTTAATGCATTATAATGTTTAGCTGTTCTCATTGCTACCGAAGACCATGCATGAGGATTAGCAGGTAATCCATAAGTACCTCTAATTAATTCAATAGAAGCTTCAAGATCAGTTAATACTTGATCTCTTTCTTTAATAAGTGCTGCTCTTTCTTTAGATCCTCTTTTTACACCAGCAAGTTTAAAATTATATTCATTAGCAACTGTCATAAGTCCAGCATTAAAACCAGACAATTCACCATCTTCAATAAATTTAATTCCTAAACCATTAGGATCTCCATATTTTCTTGTAAGTAAAATATCAGGTATAATTTGTCTTGCGTATGTTTTTTGCAAAGCAAATATATCACTCATTATAAAACCACCATCTAGTAATTCTTCTTGAGCTAATCTATCTAAGTTTAATTCTCTAGCTCTTACAGCTCTTGCATATCTAGGTCTATTAAACGCATATCTTTCTGTAAGATCTCCTACAGTTTTTTCAAATCTAACAAATGGAAAATGACCAGACAAATCTTTTACTAATTGATTTAATTTAGATTCATTAATTAAAACACCAGCTCTTTTAAAATGCCCTTTAATAATATCTTTAAATCTAGCTGGATTTTTTTCTATAGCATTTTTAACGTAAATAATATTAATGTAATCATTAACACCTCTAGTTTTAACATTTTTTAATCTTTGATTTAATTCATCAATTGTTTTTTCAATTCTAGAAATATTATATGTTTCTGAAATACCATCTACTTTAGAAGTATATGTTTTAGAAGTTTCTCCTTTTTTTCTCATTGTTTTCAATTGAGATTCCCAAAATCTTAATTCAGAAATAATAGGCATTTCTCTAATTTTTAATTGTTGTATTTCTTCAAACAATGGCCCATATACTTTCTTTTGAGTATGTCTAGCAGCAGAAGATACTTCTGGTACAGCATGAGAAAAACCATTTAATCTAGCTCTAGTTACTTCATGGCTAAATTGATCTAATGACATTCTGTCCATTAAACCTGGCTTAGTATGTTGTGTTAATTTATTATGTAAAGCTAAACCTAAATTAGTACCAGGTAATTTTTCCCTACCTTGGATTCTTTTAATGTAATTAATATATTCATCTTTAACTAATTTATGAGATTCTATTTCACCTACTCTCATCATTCTCATATCTGTTTCAATAGATTTACCTGTAGATTGAAATCCCCATTCTTTAGTATTTTTAATTTTAAGTAACGGTGTATCTAATAAATCACCAATCATAGTTTTGGCAGTTAAAGAAGTTTTTTGTTTAATTAATCTAAATACTGGTGTCCATGGCCCGTCTTCTCCAAATATATTTAAATTAGATTTTATAAATCCTTCACCTTCCATTTTTTGTTTTGCTGTTTGTCTTATAGGTTTTGACACACCTTCTGCACCAACAGATGTAGGATTTGGATCTGTTCTATTTGGTTTAACAAAAGTACCATCAATAGCAATATCTGTATCTTTTACAGTTTGATTACTAATCCATTTATCATCTAATTCTTTTAAAGTTTTTTGAGTTTTAATAGAAGTTGGAGCAGATAATTTATTTAATAAAAATGGTACAGTATAACCATAAGCAGCAACAGCTCCTAAATAACTATCATCTCTCATAGGATCTATATTTTGTTTAGCTACTTCTTCTGCAACCATTGCAGATCCAGCAATTTTAGCTGCTTGTCCAAATTTAGTAAAAAACAATAATGTAGAAGGATCTAAAACAGCTCCTGTCATTCTGCCTAAA